CTCCTGCTTGACGAGTACGCCTTCTTGCCAAGCCACGTAGCTGAAGAATTTTATACATCGACTTATCCGACCATTTCGGCTGGTACTACGACAAAACTTATCATTGTTTCTACTCCAAATGGTATGAATCACTTCCATAAACTTTGGGTTGATGCAAATCGTTCAGAAGGCCATAAACTAAAAAATAAATTCGTTCCGGTTGATGTTAGTTGGCGGGAAACACCAATAAGCCCGGGGAATCCAAGATTGAGAGACGATGAATGGGCATCCGAACAAATAGCAAATACCAGCTCTGAACAGTTTGAGCAGGAATATGGATGTAGTTTCTTGGGTTCATCAAACACTTTAATATCTACGAATAAATTAAACGTATTGGCCCCGGAGGAGCCACTGGAACAAGAAAATGATGGTTTAAGAATATTTTTGCAACCAAATAAAGACAGTATTTACTTTCTTCAGGCAGACGTTTCACGGGGTCAAGGATCAGACTATTCGGCGTTTAGTGTAATAGATGGAACTTCAGCGCCATATAAAGTTGTAGCAACATATCGAAACAATGCAATCAGCCCTTTTAACTTTCCAAATACAATAAAAAAAGTTGGAGAAAAATACAATAATGCTTATGTCTTGGTGGAAACAAATGATATAGGTGGTCAGGTTTCTTCCATTCTTTATAATGATTTGGAATATGAAAATCTTCTCATGACAAGAATAATGGGCAGAAAAGGACAAATTTTGTCTCAGGGATTTGCGTCTGGTAAAAGCGAAATGGGATTGAGAACTACAGCACAAACCAAAAAACTTGGCTGTGCCATATTGAAACGTTTGGTAGAAGAAGACAAAATTTTATTGAATGATGAGCGCCTTATTTCTGAATTGACTACTTTTGTTTCAAAATCAAATACCTATAAGGCAGAAGAAGGCCACAATGATGATCTGGTTATGACTCTTGTGTTTTTTGCTTGGTTGAGCAGACAGGAATATTATTCAGATTTGATTGAAAGTGCTAAATTTAATTACGAAGAAGCCCAAAAACCTGAAGATGACAACATTTTATTAAACTTTAAAGATACAAATGATGATGAGGGAGGAGAGTTTGTTCAAGGTGGTGCTGTATGGTATCCCGCATAAAATATAAATATTTCATATAAAAAGGGATAAAATGCCATCACTAAGCTCTTTCGTCAACTCAAGTCAATATACCAAAGAAAATTTAAATTTTCCTTTTTTAACAGCGATGAAACTCGGAACGGGTTACGTTGCCCCATCCTTTACTGGAACAAATGGTGCAGCTAATAATGATCCGGGTGGTTTATTTGGTTGGTTGATTTATTCCAGAGCCAACAGATACACGCCAGCCAAAGGTTTGACAACAGACACATATATCATTTATAACAATCCATATGATTTGGTTGGAGATTTAAATCGTTTGGATGGTATTACAGCATGTTTAGTTTCTGCAACTGGAGCAGGCGGAACACACGGATTCTTTACGGCAATTGATACCCAACTTTCTCCAAAAACAACTGGAACCCAATTCCTCCATGCGATAAATTATCTTGCTTATGGTGGAACTTTGGTTATCACTGGAAAGGCTTCGGGATTCTCTGATTATACCGAAGACAGTGGAAATTATTTCGATTTGATGATTGATCCTTACTTTGCCAGCGATGTTGCAACTTGGTTTGTAGATCAACCCTATACAATGGGTATCTATCCAACTATAGTTGGTACAGAAGGTGGTTCTGGAAGCGGAATTACCGGGAGCGGTTATACTCTTGCAAACTTTGCTTCACTATTTGGTAGTGTTGCAAACACCACCGGAATAACCGTTGCTGGAAGAGTTTTCAATGTATACGGTATTAAAACTTTGACCGATTTAGATACCAGTTCAGTCCAATCTGGAACCAAGATGACATACACCATTCAGGCAACAAACGATGTTGGGGGCTTTTTTGCCCGAGCCAAAAACAGAAATGAAACTTATTTAACTGTCGCTGGATTGGATAGAGCAACAGTAATTAATGGAAATGTAGTTAATCCAATCGACTGGACCGGTTCACTGAAAACATATTTGAGAACAAATAGAGCCAACTTCTTTGTAAATTACAATCCAAAATTTTTGGGTTCAGACTTGGTTGGAGCTACGGCAAACAGTACAATTGGAGTAAATGACCGGGTTGGTCCTGCAAGAATGCGTGCAAATTTGACTAAAGATGTCAATGAAATTGCTCTAAAATATGTATTTGACATCAACAATCAAACAACAAGAAATCAAGTAATATCGGATGTTCAAACCGCTCTTGATCCATACGCACCATTTATCGACACAACCAAGACTCAAATTATCTGTGATGCATCAAACAACGTAGATAATTCATCTACGCTAAACGTTGATGTCATAATCAAACCAATATTAGCAACAGACAGTTTTATAATTAACGTAACTTACACACAATAATGACCAACTCAATAAGCCTTTTTAAGGATAATTTCAATGGTGGTACACGTTCAAACAGGTTCGTAGTAAGACCTGTTTGGCCACAAGGAATTTCTGTTGGCGCTAATGACCCAAGAATTAAAATTGTATCGGCTTCATTGCCAGTTGTTCAAATAAATTCAATAAGCATTCCTTATAGAGGCAGATTAATCAATTTTGCAGGTGATCGTCAATATAGCCCATGGGTCATTGGAATATATGATGATGGAAATGCTCAAAATTTATGGAAAGCATTTCAAAAATGGAAAGAGTTGATGGATGGTCACTACACCCACAGAGTCACCGGAAACGATTTTAACTATTCAAGATACCAGACTACATGGGAAGTTGAGCATCTGGACGTAAACGGTGATAATTCATTGAATAGAAGAATTAGCCTATACAAGTGCTGGCCAAGCGTTGTTGGAGAAATAAATTTGAACATGGGGGAAAGCAACTTTGTTGCTTTTAGCGTAACATTGACATTTGACAACATCAGAATATGGAGCGTCTAAATGTTAAATGAATTCAAGACAAACTTTTTAGGTGGAACAAGATCAAACAGATTTTTGATTGAAGGAACGATTCCAACTGGGGGTCGCTTTACTCGTTTTCACGTTCGTTCCACCATTATTCCCCAAATAACCACAAAAACCCTTTCATATGATTATTTTGGAAGAAAGTACCATTATCCCGGTGAGCGAGATTATGGTAACTGGGCATTTACCGTAATCGATGATGTTGGGCAGCAAAACAATCTTTGGTACATGTTTCAAAATTGGCACGACAGCATAAACAATCACGTTACAAATCAATCTTTTGAGATTGATAACGGAAATGATTATAAAGCATACAATTGGAAAATCAAACATTTGGACATGAACGGAAACGAAGCAGATCCTTTAAAAGAGTTTGTTTTGCAGGGTTGTTGGCCAGCATCGGTATCACAAATTGCCCTAAATATGTTGCAGCCTAACACTCCAAGTTCTTTCAACGTAATTATTGTTTATGACTACATTGAAATTAAAAATATTACAACAAGATAAGCTGTGAGGAAATAAATGGAAATCGAAGCATTTGGATTTGAATTCGGCAAAAAAAGAACACCCAAGCAGGAAAAGCTAGAAAAAAATCTGCAGTCTTTTACTGCGCCTGAAGTTTATGACGGAACCGTAACTGTTGAGGCAGGTGGATTTTTTGGCACAGCTCTTGATTATGCTGCAAGCATGCGCGATGAAAGCGCATCAGTTGTTCAATACAGAAACATGTCGATTTATCCGGAAATCGACAATGCTGTTGATGAAATCATAAATGCTTCCATAGTTTTGGGGACAGACAGAAAACCAGTAAAACTTGATTTGAGCAATCTTCCTGTTTCTGATGTTATCAAAAACAAGATTTACAGAGAGTTTGACAATGTTTTGCATCTTTTGGATTTTAACAATAAATCCTATGAAGTGTTCCGAAGATGGTACATTGACTCAAAAATTTTCTATAACATTGTAATTGACAAAGATCTTCCAACTGAAGGAATTAAAGAACTTGTTCCCATTGATCCTTTGAAGATTAAAAAAGTAAGAAAGATCAAAAAAGATACCGAACAACTAAACGGTCAAACGGTTTCTTTGATCAATGACATCGAAGAATATTATCTGTATACAAATACCGATAAAGAAACATTCATGATGACTGGTCCCAGTGGATTAAAGCTTTCCACGGACAGCGTTGTTTATGTTCCCTCTGGGATCATTGACCTGAACACAAAACGTGTTTTGGGATACTTGCATAAGGCAATTCGCCCACTGAACATGCTTCGTCAGCTGGAAGACGCGCTTCTAGTCTATAGAATTGCAAGAGCCCCGGAACGTAGAGTATTCTACGTTGACGTAGGCCAGTTGCCAAAGCAAAAGGCTGAACAATACATGAGAGACATGATGAGCCGTTTCAGAAATAGGCTCATCTACAATCAAGCAACAGGTGAAGTCCGGGATGACAGAAACCACTTATCTGTTTTGGAAGACTATTGGTTACCACGTAGAGAGGG